CGTGAAGATCGTCTACTCTTACTAGTTCCGAAAGGAGGTGAAAATTGTATGATAAATATTGTTGCACTACCTGCAGGCAGTGACTATGTCACTGTTTACATGTATCTAGGTTACTATTTATGCGAAGATTACACTTATGCTAATCCTATGTATGGACCTTTCACTATTTCCCTTTCTAAGGGGAACGTAGAGAAAGCTGTTCGTACTTCGATTAACACTAATTGCCCGTTACCTTTTGGTAGCGGACTGTATTCCTCGTATGGTATTGGTAACGAACATAATGTTTACCACGCACAGGTCAATGGAGCACTCGATTTTTCTGATTTATCAGAACCATCGAAAAGGTGTTCCTTTGAACAATACGGTACCACTTCACGTGGTAACGCTTTATGTCGCGGATTAAACGAGAACGGCTCTTATAATTACTATAAGGGTTATGTTCCGTGTTTCCCATACGGGTCATCGACATCCTATTGGATGACGACATACTCGAAATGGGATCCCATTATGCTCAATCCAAAGATTTTTGGCAATCCTCAAGATACCATAGAAATTAATTCTATGAGTATTAACGGATGGGAACAGACGCAAACTCTTCGCGTTAATTCCTCCCGTAATAGGATAACAAAAACCACCTATTCACTCACGGATGTTAGTGGTAATAGCTACTACGCTACTGCCACTTACTCGTATGTTACAGTGATAACTTATTCCGATGACCCGTCTTATCATGAAACATCATCTGGTATTGATGCCAGACGTTTGTTCATAATGTCGACTAGTCAGGAGTCTAAGCTCAAGGAAGTTAGTGATAACTACCTTACTGAACTTACGGGACGCCTACAAAGTTTTACATTCAACGCGTTTTACACCGTTGATCGTAAACTTAGTTGGTACAAATCGTGTATGAGTGCTGTCGAGAGTATCAAGTATATCGAGATGGATAACCTCGAGAACTTGACCCAAATTGCAGATCCCAAAGGCATGCTACCACCTGTTCGCGACTTAATGCGAATAAGGAGTAACCCTGCCAAGGGAATAGCATCCTTATATTTATGGATGAACTATGCAGTTAATACCTCGATTGGGGACATTATTCAAATCATTGATAATTATATCAATGTTGTGGATAACATGACCCAGCAAGGTCCCGCGCAGTATTCTAAGTATGGCATGTCGACGTCTCTTATCGATTTTTACGGTAAGGATGTCAGTGTCATACTACGTTCACGAGTTGATTGTTTATCTCAATTCGTGACGGATGCTCAAGTCTTCAACAGAAAATTAGAGTATATGGGTCTAGGCCTTAGCCTAGAATCATTGTGGAATGTTATTCCGTTCTCTTTTGTCGTTGACTGGTTTGCGAGACTCGGTGATCTTTTAGCAGATTTGGATTATGGCATGTCTGCCATGAACAACTATGCTGTGACCACCATCGTACAAAGTGCTAAATTCTCTACAGAATTACCTTATTCTTTATTAGGTATTCCTGAGAATGATGGTTTGTTTAGTTTCTCTTTCTACTATAGGAGGATTGACGACAGACTACCTCTGTTCGAAATGAACTTTGGAGCTGGTAACCCGACTAATCACATCTTTGATGGATTAGCCCTAATTGTTGCCAATTGGTAACACCAATTCACTCTTACATCCCTTTAAAGGATGTAATCACAAAAAGGAGGCCATACTATGGCAAAAGTACTAAACAAAGGTTATGTTACTACTGATGAAACATCATTAGTAACGTCAGCAGTGGGTTTCGACTACGCTGCTAATTTCGCAGTGAAATCTGACTCACCTGGTGAAGCTAGGATCGTTAACACAACGACTCCTATCGATCGCCCTGAGACATTGAGATTTGCTTATTCTGAGATCAAAGACGTTTATGCAAATACGTCTATTGATACTTCAGCTTACGCATCTTCACGTAAAGGTGTACAAGTTCTTGTACAACTTACTGATGTCTACGCGCTGACTGATGACACTGATGCATCATACCGTGTTGATTTACCGGTATCTGCTCATTTAGTCATCAAATTACCAGCTAACGAGAACATTAGCTCTGCTGATGTACTTGGACTAGCGAACCGACTTGTCGGTGGGCTTTATGACAATCAGGTTGTTAACTCTGATCGTATTTCTGCCCTATTAAGAGGGTCATTGTTGCCTACTTCAATGTAGACAATGATACACTCTAAGGCCTCCTTGCCTTGACAACTCTGAAAGAGGTGCCTAATGAAACAACCGAATAATACGATTCGTATATTCGAATTTGCCAGTAAGTTTCTTGCTGACAAGCGCTTCATGCTAGGAGGCCAATTAGCCAATGACTATAATAACTTGCTTATAAAGCAAGCATTATACCATTGGGTGTCAATTCCTATGGAACTAGCAGAATTAAAATACATCACTTGGAATCAACTCTACGATTTTTGTAGAGTTGTCTTCGACGAGATCATGTTACATGATTTCGTAGATACAATTGATGTACTCAATGGAGTATACTACTCACTTATAACTTGTGAGAGTAATGCTTCCCAGTTTAAAGCTGGGTTAACCATTGATGCCTACCGATTATGTAGACCTATCTTACCATGTTTTCAATCATGGTTCGACCAGTCGCACAATAATCGCCAGGTTTTGATGAAGATCTCAACCTCATATCTTAGATTTCTTGCAAAGTTATCTTTTGATATGCCATCATTAGAAAGTCAGGCACTTGAAGACTTTTTGAAGACTGAAGAAAGGTTGAGCACCCTATCGTTCGAGGATAATCCTTACATCGATGAACTACAGAAGATATTATCAATGTGGCTCAAAGACTTGGATTTGAATTTCCTCCCCGTTCGACACGGGTCTGGTAGTGTTGCTGAGGGAAGCTTAAGCAAAGCCGATAAGTATCTTAGACTAGGACTTGATCCTATTCTAAAGATGCAATTGGACTTTTGCTTTCCATTAGGCTGGGAACATTACTTCCCCTTTGGTTTTTCGCAACTTAATAGTTGTGGAAGATCATCACGAGTGAAGTTTGTTCCTAAGTCGGCAACAAAGTTGCGTACTATTTGTATGGAACCCGTTACCTTGCAGTATTTTCAGCAAGGCATTATGAGACAATTATATCGCTATATTTCGCGACATAATTTTCTCAAGGGTCACATAGTGCTTGACGACCAAGAACAGAACCGCAGAGCCGCTGAGATTGGTAGTATGTTGAATAACTATTCAACTATTGACTTATCAGCTGCAAGCGATTCAGTATCTTGGCTACTAGTTCGTAAACTCTTCACCGGTACAAAATACCTTAGTTGGGCCGCAGCAACTAGATCATCTAAGCATACATTGCCAGATGATTCAGTTATTGCATCAAAGAAGTTTGCCCCAATGGGGTCAGCTCTTTGTTTTCCAACTGAGTGTTTAATATTTTGTGCTGTTGTTGAGTTGGTAGCTAGGAGA